GTTGAGTGGTTTAGGACTTCGTGTAGAGCAATCCATTAACAAATACGACTCAGAAAAAGATATGTTGGTTGATGGTTATAAGGTCGAGGTCAAGACTGAAACGCCATATGTAATGAAGAATTGTTTTTCTTTCCGACCAAATCAACTCAAGAAGTGTTCTACAGTAGATGTGTTGTATATCGTTTCTGTGCCACATCCTAAGTATACATGCAAAGCTGATGGTTGGATCTATCGTGTGGATCCAAAGACTTTCAAGACATTCAATTATAAAACTCGAAATGGTATCGAAATGGTCGGTATTAAATTTGATCAGGAAGCAGTTGTTCCGGTTCAAAAGATGTCCGACGATGAAATCAAAGAGTTGAAGAAATACACTGTTACACAGTACAAATAATGGCTACTGATAACCTATTCACCGACACACTGAATAGTATTCTTAGAACCAAGAAAGAAATACATTTCGAGGATCATAACAAAGAATACCCTGCATGGACAGTGAATAGGGTGCTTTCCAACTATACGGATTGCATCTTATACACCAACATGATGAATATCAACTTCCAGTTAGATAAAAAACTTCAATATCAGTATCTTCTAAATACCGTAAGGTCTATGAAGCGTCCTTATAATAAGGCTGCAAAAGTAATGACCGACAAGGATTTAGTGTGCGTGAAAGAATATTTTGGTTATTCTAATGAAAAGGCCAAAGAAGCTCTCCGTATTCTAACAGATGAACAAATCGCTTTCATAAAAGAAAAACAAGATAGAGGCGGAGTGAGAAAATAATGATAAAAATAGAAGATATGGTAGAGGTTACGCTCAAAGAAAAGGACGATTTTTTGAAGGTACGTGAGACACTAACACGTATTGGCGTAGCATCGAAGAAAGAAAAAATACTTTACCAATCTTGTCACATTCTACATAAGCAAGGTAAATATTACATTGTACACTTTAAAGAGCTATTCTCTTTGGATGGTAAACCAACAGACTTTTCAGAGAATGACATTGCTCGAAGAAATACTGTAACCAATTTACTTTCAGACTGGGACTTGGTTGTTATCGTAGATAAAAATAAGACAGTGGAACCGACAGTTTCCTTATCGCAGGTTAAGATTATCCCGCATAAAGAAAAGGCTGAATGGCAGTTAGTTCCAAAATATAATATCGGCGCAAAAAAGGCCGTATAAGAACCCACCTTAGGGCCGTTGTCGTCTACGGTATAGGCGTCCGCGCAACTGAACTGACTCGCGTAGTAGTCCCAGTATAAAGTAAGCTGGATAAATACATGTTCATTGTCACACTTGACAACAACGAACATATGGAGTAGAATACACATAAGCGTGAAATTCTATTGTGGAAATAACATGAATGCAAAAACTGATCAACGACCAATCAAAATGGTCAACATATTTGTACCTACAGAGGTATACTACACTTACTCACATTGGCCGACCAAGGACATTGATGGTGTAACGTTCCTTTCTGTCGTCAAAGAACATCCTTCTAACAAGACACAGACGATACATTTTATGCGTAAAGACTCACTGAAAGTTCAAAAATGAAAATTGCCCTTGTATCTGATGTGCATCTAGAATTCGGTCCTTTGGTTCTCGAAAATACCGAGAATGCCGAAGTTCTGATTCTATCTGGTGATATCTGTGTTGCTGCTGATTTGAATGAGCGTGATCCATATGAGATTGCTGGAATCACTAGCAAATCACACCAATACCATAAATTTTTCCAAGATTGCTGTGCTAAGTTTCCGCATGTAATTTACATTGCTGGAAATCATGAACATTATCATGGAGACTTTGACGTTACGTTAAAGAAGCTGAAGAACAATCTTTCTTATTTGTCCAATCTTTACATTCTGGATAAAGAAATGAAGACGATTGGTGATGTGACTTTTATTGGTGGCACTCTCTGGACTGATATGAACAATATGGATTCGTTGACTCTTTATCATGTACGGACTATGATGAATGACTATCGTACCGTTGATAACGGGAATCGTACAGTGACAAGAAAAGTTCCTATCTATAAAAAGGATGATAATGGTAACTACTTGAAAGATGAAAAGGGTTTCCATATACTAAGTCATGAGTTGCATAAAGATTATCCTGCAAAGTTTTCTCCTGAAGATTCTGTGGAAGATCATATCAAAATGAAGGAGTATATCAAACATATCGTAGGTGGTATGCATGATGAAAAGTTTGTGGTGGTCGGACACCATTCGCCATCGAAGAAATCGACTAAACCACAATACGAGAATGATAAAATTCTGAATGGTGCATATTCGTCCGAATTGTCCGAGTTTATCTTGGATCATCCACAAATAAAATTGTGGACACATGGTCACACGCATCACGTTTTCGATTATAATATTGGTGATACTCGAATTCTGTGCAACCCTCGCGGCTATCATGGATATGAAGCAAGAGCAGAAGAATTTGAACTTTTGTTCGTTGATGTATAAATAACAACTCTGGGTTTCGTATAATGGATAATACAGGGGTCTTCTAAGCCCTTAATGGAGGTTCGATTCCTCTAACCCGGACCAAATATTATGAAACAAAAATTTATTGAAGCATATATGAAGACCGCAGAGACCTTTGCGGAACTATCTTCAGCAAAACGATTACATGTTGGTGCGATTATCGTAAAAGATGATCGCATTATTTCTATTGGTTACAATGGAATGCCTTCTGGTTGGGACAATAACTGTGAAGATAAAATCTACACCGAAGATGGTGATTGTTCTGAACAATTGCTTCCAAAAGAAGCGAATCAATGGATGAAATATAAACTTGTCACTAAACCAGAGGTGCTTCATGCAGAAACTAACGCTATTGCTAAGTTGGCAAAATCTACCGAATCTGGTGATGGTGCTAAACTCTTTGTTACTCATGCTCCCTGTATGGATTGTGCAAAATTGGTCTATCAAAGTGGCATTAATTCTGTTTATTATCGCAACAGTTACCGTAGCACTGCGGGACTTGACTTCCTCGAAAAAGCTGGAGTCACAATAACTCAAGTCTAAAATCAGTTCTCTCTAAATATTGGATCATGTTTGGAGAGAACAATGAGAATAAGCGTTCTGAATTGTCCAGACAAAGACTTCAAGCCCTTTGTCAAGGATGCAATAAACTTCTATGCGGAACAATTAATCCCAAGTAAACGACTTAGGGATAATATCAATCTCACGGTAAAATTCAATGAAAAGCTCACTGTTTGGGCGTTTGCTTCGATTGAAGATTACAATGCATCCAATAAACCACGAGACTTTCTAATAGAGATACATCCATGGATTGGTGCAAGAACAATACTGAAAACCTTGGCCCATGAAATGGTTCATGTCAAACAGTTCGTAAATTTAGAAACGAACGAGACCTTATCCAAATGGAAAGGCACACCAATAGATTCGGACAGCATTGATTACTATTCTCATCCATGGGAACTTGAGGCACATGGCATGGAAACTGGACTATTCACCAAATATGTTGTTAAGAATTGTCTATGGGAAATCTTTGAGGACATTAGCAATCCTGATGCTCCAATATTGGAAGAAGAAATAAAATGGAAAAATATTTAAAATATTTTACAAAATCCTAATTTTTACTACACTCGGCGCCTATATACCTACATGACTAAAATATTTTCAACACTCTCCAAATCGGTAATGACACCGGAGTATCGCACACCATTTATTGGTAGCGATAATCAGTCATGGGCGAATGGAGTAGGGTTAGGTGAAGGATGGGACGGCTAAAGTAAGTCCTCCAAGAAATCACCAAACCCAGACAACGAAAGTTCTCTGGGTTTTTTATTTGGTAGATATGTCGTAATCTTGCGGCATTGTATTGACAAAGAATAAAATTCATGTACAATACGCTACATCGATTGAGAAATCAATCAAACGTTCTTTAAAAAGTTAAGTGTAAAATTGTTCCCTGTTAGCTTAGTCAGGTCTAAAGCACTGGTCTTTGAAATCAGTATCGTTGGTTCGAATCCAACACGGGGTGCCATATAAAAACATACTGTGAGGCGCTAGTTGCATGGCGAATCCGAACAGAATGCAACCCACCATGTAATATTGTACATAAAGATGGTGAGCAGTGTGTTTTTATATGGTAAAGATTTTGGAGAGTAATGCAGCGGGGTTGGTCCTGCGACCAGCCTTGAAAACTGGGTTCTCAGAAATGGGATGGGGTTCGACTCCTCTGCTCTCCGCCAAGTTATGGGACAAAAATATAATTCTGAAAAGAATTTACACTGCCTACTATATGTCCCGCCAATTCTAAGGAGTTTATATGTCAAACGTATTTTTAGTTTCCGATACACATTTCGGCCACGTTGGTGTATGTAAATTTCTTCGTAATGATGGAGTTACAAAGCTCAGACCATGGAATGATTCACAAGAAATGGATGAAGAAATGGTCAAGCGTTGGAACGAAACGGTTAAACCCAATGACAAAGTGTATCACCTTGGTGATGTTGTCATTAATCGAAAAGCTCTTATCACTCTTTCTAGATTGAATGGTGATAAAGTTCTGATCAAAGGTAATCATGATATTTTCAGACTTGAGGATTATACTCCTTATTTCAGAGACATTCGCGGTTATCACGTAATGGATAATTACATTCTCAGTCACATTCCTGTACACACCGATAGCAAGGGTAGATTTAAGGGAAACATACACGGTCATACACATTCAAATAATGTTATGATCATGCATGGTGAAAAGAGAACAAATCAAATTGATCCTTGGTATGAATGTGTTTGTGTTGAACAAACTGATTTCCGTCCAATTTCATTTGAAGATGTAAAGAAGAGAATCGAAAATCGCTAAATAATAGTTGATGCAACTGTTGTTTGGAGTAATAAATGAATGTAAACGAAAAAGGTGTTAAGGGTCTGTTGAAGGTGATGGATGATCTGCAAGAAAAAGGTTATTATACATTTACTGCATTTGATGACCATTCACCAGTAGATTTGATTGCACTTTCTAAAGATGGTAAAACTTATAAATTGCAGGTAAAATATAGGACAAAAGATCCTAGAAAATTATCCGAAAAATATGATGTTTATGCCTCTAGTGTAGTTAACGGTAAAAGAATACCTATAGATAGAACAATGATTGATGGTTGGGCAGTCTATTTGTCTGATAGTAAAAAGGTTGTTTATCTGAATATTGATTTATTCGAGGGTAAAAATTCTTTGACCATCGATCCATTAAAAGATTATGGTGAGTTGGATGAGTGGTTTAAATCGGCAACCTGCTAAGTTGTTTTCTTAAGAAATTAGGGACGTGGGTTCAAATCCCACACTCACCACCAGATTATGCCTCGATAGTTTAACGGTAAAACGGCGGATTTATATCCCGTAAGCAACAGATAATTGGTTCATCCGAGTTCGATTCTCGGTCGAGGTACCAAATTAAGGAAATTATGTGGAAAGTGAAAACTAAATCTAATGAAGTGTTCGCACAGACCTTAGATGAAGCAATGCAATATGCCAAGACTCTAGACGAGTTCGTTACTATCACCGATGGTATTACAGAATTTGTAGGAAAGTTTGGTGTTGACGAAGTTAAAGATCCATTGTATAATGGATGGATATCTCGTAAGAAAAGATAATGTACAGATGCCCGAGTGGTCCAAGGGAACTGATTGCAAACCAGTAAAGCCGTGAGTTCAAATCTCACTCTGTACTCCAAAATAAATTTAGAAATGTGTTGACAAACAAAGAAAATGTTGATACAATTCATACATCGCAACAAATGATCGAGTTAGTTGCAAAGTTCTTTAAAAAGTTAAGTGTAATTGTGCTCCTGTCGTCTACTGGCTAGGACGCTGCCCTTTCAAGGCGGAAAAGACGGATCGAAACCGTTCAGGAGTACCATATTAAAACATACTGAGCCTGGGAGTCGTACTCCGGGTCGTTTCAGATAACAATAGCCGCAAGGATAATTGGCAGTATGTTTCAATATGGTAGAGTTATGGGGTTGTAATTCAATGGCAGAATATCCGGCTTTTAACCGGTCAACGAGAGTTCGATTCTCTCCAGCCCTACCAACAAGTTTTTTGATTTCGCCCAAGTAGTGCAACTGGTAGGAGACAACGGTCTTAGAAGCCGAACAGTGTCGGTTCGAATCCGACCTTGGGCACCATACTTGGTCTAGAAGTGTTCATGGACGCACACAGCACTGTCACTGCTGTAGAAGGGTATCGTTACCCCTCTAGACCGCCAAGATGCTGCTGGTAACAGCATAGTCCGTTCAGACTTTAAACTGAAATCGTTTACTACTTTGGGTAGATAGAAAGTGGTGGTTGTCCGATAACCTTAATATTGGGGCTTCTTTGTAGTTATCAACCATAATATAACTGCGGTGTTTAATAGTACAGTTCCCCGTAAACTGGCTACGTTTCGCTTAAAATGTTCATTTGTATACAGATGATAGACTGACCATGTCATAGCACTAATTCATGCCCACGTAGCTCAGAGGAAGAGCATTCGCTTGATAAGCGAAAGGCCGACATTTCGAAATTGTCCGTGGGTACCAAGTTTTAGAATCCATTCAGCAAGCAATTTAAATTTCACTGTTAATGAAACTAAAAGCGGATTCTGTTGTATTTTGGAGGTGCCGCCGTAATGGTATGGCAAGGGACTGTAAATCCCCCGCCCTTCGGGGCTAATAGGTTCGATTCCTATCACCTCCACCAAGTTTAGCCCTATTAGTATAATGGTATTACACCTGTTTTGTAATCAGGTTACGGCAGTTCGATTCTGTCATGGGGCACCAGTTTTGGTAGTGACTGTAGTTCAAGCGAATACCGATGATACATAAGAAACGTCGGAGGTACAGGTATCAAGTCCTGTGAGTTGCGAAAAATGGGCTGTTAGTGATAATGGTAGCACAGTGGCTTTGCAAGCCTCGGGTAGGAGTTCGATTCTCCTATGGTCCACCAAGTTTTATGCGGTCGTTTCTAACAATGAGAGGGTCCACCTTTCATCTACGTGGGAATCGTAGTGACCGCTCCAATTTATCTCCGTATAGTGAAATGGTATCACCCGTGCTTTGGGAGCATGAAGCGCAAGTTCGATTCTTGCTATGGAGACCAAGTTTTTAGGATGAGTTCTGCAAATATAATTAGCTAAACTTTTTGGTTGTCTAGCGACAAAAATCATCCTGTTGTTTTTATTCCGGTGTAGCACAGCGGTAGTGCAGTTGACTGTTAATCAATTGGTCGTAGGTTCGATCCCTGCCTCCGGAGCCAATTTTATTCCGTGAAATCCAAGCATGGTGCAAGGACTTGACTGTTAATCAATGATTAGGTGGGTTCGATTCCCTCACACGGAGCCAATTTTATTAAAAGGAGTTTTTATGACTTGTCGAGGTTATGATTCAAAGGCCGTAAAAGTGCCTAAGAGTGTGAAACGTTTAGCTGCATTGGAACTTGATGCACATAAGCGAGGCGCAGTTATTAAAAGTTTCGTTGATATTTTGAAGTCTGATATTCGTCAGCCTTCGAGTAAGAAATAAGAATTTAGAATAGGTTCAGCAAACCAAAAAGCATTCAACTTGTAATTGAAAAAGCAAAAACTATTCTGTTGTATATATGGTGATATAGCATAGACGGATATGCGCGGGTTTCATACGCCTGAAAGAGAGGATCGTTACCTCTTATCACCACCATTCAATGCGCCTGTAGCACAACTGGAGAGTGTTCCGTCCTACGAAGTCGAGAGGTGTGGGTTCGAATCCTACCGGGCGCACCAATTATTAGGAGTATTAGTATGGGTGATGGTGGAAAAGGTTCTAGTCCTCGGCCGTTTAGTATTGCAAATGACGAATATTCAAAACGTTGGGATGCAATCTTCAGTCGAGACCTGAAAAAAGAAGTGCCAGACGATAAAAAGTCTGATACACTTGATGCATCTAAACAAGATTTAGATAAGAAGTAAAATTAGGTTCTCTGGTGTAATGGCAGCATCGCGGATTCCAAATCCGTTAGGTCAGGGTTCGAATCCTTGGGGGACCGCCAAAATAAGGAATTGATATGAAAAAATTCGATATTCAAGAAGTTAAAGATTTCATTAATGCACAAGGACCCGATACGAAAGTGTATCTGGGTGCCGATTCAGAACGTGTGCGTATTAATGGCGTCTGGTATGCAGATTATGCCTTGGCTGTCGTTGTTCATATTGATGGCCAGCATGGTTGTAAGATTTTCGGATATATTGATCGTGAAATTGATTATGACCATAAGAAAAGCAAACCTGCTATGCGGTTGATGACAGAAGTATACAAAGTATCCGAACTGTTTCATAACATGGCGGACACATTAGAAGATCGTCATGTTGAAGTTCACTTGGATTTGAATCCAGATGAAATGCATGGTTCTTCTTGTGTTGTACAGCAAGCGATTGGCTATATAAAGGGTGTATGTAACATGACACCAATGGTTAAGCCAAATGCACCAGCGGCTTCTTTCTGTGCTGATCGTTTGAAGAGAATTCTTGACGAACAGGATGCATTAGAAGCATAATACGTAGTAAGGTCGCTCCTTACCGCAAACGTCAGCGTAAGGCGTGACATCCAAGGAGAGACTAGGGCCATGCGGGGTTAGTTTAATGGTAAAACTACAGATTTCCAATCTGTTGTTGAGAGTTCGATTCTCTCACTCCGCTCCAAGTTTTGCGGATATGGTGTTTAACGGTTAGCACACGACCTTGCCAAGGTTGAAGTTCCAATTCGAATTTGGATTTCCGCTCCAGTTTATGGTGTTTATAGTGTAATGGTAGCACCCGACTCTGTGAAAGTCGTAGCATGGGATCGATACCCATTATTCACCCCAATTTTAGAAAGATATTATATGGCTTATGTTCCTTTGAATAAGAATGTTATCGTTGAGCGAGTTGCACCAGTTAGGACTACATCTTCTGGTATTATCTTGCAGAGTTCGCAAGAACCGGATCGTGCAAAAGTAATTGCTACTTCGGATGATACCGTAAAAATTGGCGATGAACTATTGATTAATTGGAACAAATCGTATAAAATTGAACAAGACACATACAGAATTCATATTGATGATGTGATTGCTGTATTTGAAGAATAAAGAATAATGCCTTGTTAACTCAGCGGTAGAGTGCCTCCCTTACAAGGAGGAGGTCGGCGGTTCGATCCCGTCACAAGGTACCAAATTTATGGGAAGTGACTGTCACATATGGGAGACAGCGGTTTGTAACTCAAGCCGGGCAGTGGTTCAACTCCACTACTTTCCACCAAGTTTTGTGAGTGTTAGCAAGTGAAGTCACGCTATAAAGGTATGTTCGAACTACTGGTATAGTAAAAGGTAAGAGGTTCGAATCCTCGGCACTCGAAAGGGTGTTAGTTCCAAATGGTGGACATACTGGATGGATCCCAAGTGACGTACCGAGTCCCTGCCGGCTTTATATCTAGGGTGAATGGTGTCTATAATGATGGTGACACTACTTACAAATTCAATACTCGCCTTTGTTGACGGCGTACAATGAGATAAATTGTCAACGACTGCTCCCATAGTACAGTGATAGTACACGCCCTTGGTACGGGCGAGACCTGAGTTTGATTCTCGGTGAGAGCACCATATGCGTCTTTAGCTGATGTGGTCATAGCGGAGGCCTGAAGAGCCTTGGAAGTTGGTTCGATTCCAACAGGACGCACCATATAGAAATACATTGATCGGTAAGTAGCAGTGCCGCTGGTGCTACAGGAAAACGTGGGTTCGAATCCCACAACCAGGTTCTTTAGTGTGTTTCTATATGGGTTGTAAACTTTGATGGTGAAGCCTTCGCTCTTAACGAATGTGAAGACAGTTCGAATCTGTCACGACCCACCAATCATGGAGATGTGATGTAATGGTAGCATAGCATAGCAAAAAGTCAATCCTGATAAGGATTGTTTCCGCAACACTATCGCTTTAACTCTGTAAAAGTTCTTGTCCGCGGTTCGAATCCCGGCATCTCCACCAAATTTAGAATAGTTACAGCAAAAATAACTGTACGCGAATGGATCGCAATTTGACTTCTAATCAAACCTTGGGGGTTCAATTCCCTCTACAAAACAACTATTCTGTTATATAATGCCCTTGTAGCCCAATTGGTAGCAGGCAATAGATTCAAAATCTATAAAGTGTCGGTTCGAATCCGACCAAGGGTACCAACATGGAAGATACAGCTATGTGGTCATAGCGTTCGCCTGGAAAGCGAAAGGTTGACATATGTTGGCCAGAGTTCGACTCTCTTATCTTCCTCCACCATCTCTATAGTTCAATGGACAGAATAGAGACCTCCTAAGTCTTAGATATGGGTTCGATTCCCGTTGGAGATACCATATGAAATCACCAGTATTTGGAGCACGTGCAGGTAATGTAAAGTGCAGAGGTAAGAAGACCAAGATGATGTCCTGTTATTGTTGTGAAATGATTAACAGCAAATGGTCTGAACGTTGGAAAGAAGCCAAGAAAGAAATTTCTGGTATTAATGAAGAAAAGCATTGACAAATTACACTTAACTTTGTATAATTGATAAAAGGATCTTAGGATAGGTTCAGCAACCAAGCAACTAACGGGTTAAACCGTAACGAACGTTTATAGATATCTCGAAAGAGACTCGTTAAACAACATGAGTTTCGATTTCTCATGCAAATCAAAAAGTAGGAAACTATCCTGTTGTATTTAAAAGTTTTAGAGTAGGTTCAGCAAAACAAAAATTCGTAGGTTCGACTCCTATATTACGCACCAAAACTCGCGTGATCGCCATGGTGGCAATCAAACTACTCTGTTATTTTTAGGTTAAGTTCCGCAACATTTAATGCTGTCATAACTGTACAAGTCATGGTTCGATTCCATGATCTCCAATTGGAGATTGGTCTAATGGTAGGACAGTACTTAGCAAAAAGTTTAACCTGTTGATTTGAAAGGAAATATTATGTCAACATTTGTAGAAGCCGTAGTAAATCAAGAAGCCCGTACCACTAACGGTATGAAGGCACGTAAGTCCACAGCAAACGCTGTTGTAGATTTGTTCTACAATGCAGGTGCTTCACGTGGCAAAAATATTATCCCAGCATTCACTGCTGCCTTTGTCGAAAACAAAGAGTTGGCATTGCGTGTAGCCGCATGGCTGCGTGATGCGCGTGGTGGTGCAGGTGAACGTCAATTGTTCCGTGACATTCTTGTTCACTTGGAAAATACTGATCCAGAATCTGCAAAGGCTCTGTTGAAGAAAGTTCCTGAACTTGGTCGTTGGGATGACTTGTTCGTCTTTAAGACTAAAGCACTGAAGACTGAAGCATACGACATGTTGGGTGACGCCCTTCGTGCGAAGAATGGTCTTGCTGCAAAGTGGACTCCTCGCCAAGGTCCAATCGCCGCTGAGATTCGTACTCACTTCGGTATGTCTCCTAAGTTCTACCGTAAGTCTTTGGTTGAAATGACCAAAGTGGTTGAAACTCAGATGTGTGCAAAAGAATGGGCTGAGATTAACTTCTCACATGTTCCTTCTGTTGCATCCGCACGATACAAGATGGCTTTCAATCGTAACACTCCAACATATGCACAATATGTTGCTGAGTTGATGAAAGATCCAAAAGATCGTACAATGGATGTTAAGGTTAACGCTGGCGCAGTGTTCCCATATGATGTACTGAAAGGTCGCATTGGTTCATACCGTCAATCGTTCTCCAAGACTGAATTGGACTTGATCCAAAAGCAATGGGAGGCTCTGCCTAACTTTGTTGGTGATGCTAACGTGTTGCCATTGGTCGACACTTCTGGTTCTATGACTTGCCCAGCAGGTGGTTATGACTCTAAGAGTGGTTTGACTTGTATGGATGTTGCAGTCTCTCTGGGATTGTACATGGCAGATAAGAACAAAGGTAAGTTTAAAGATACCTTCTTGACCTTCTCTGCACAACCACGTTTGATCAACTTGAAGGGTAACATCAACGAGAAGATCAATCAGATGTGTACTGGTGAAGTTGCTAATACCAACTTGCACGCCGCATTCAAGAAGATCCTTGAAGTTGCAAAACAAAACAGTGTTCCACAGTCAGAAATGCCTGAAACATTGGTGATTTTCTCTGATATGCAGTTTGATGCATGTGTTGCAGGTCGTGATGCTTCGGCAATCGAAATGATCACACATGAATACACCAAAGCAGGTTACGAACTTCCAAAGGTCGTATTCTGGAACTTGAATGCTTCATATGGCAATGCGCCTGTGAAGTTTGACAAGAGTGGTGTTGCGTTGGTTTCTGGATTCTCTCCAGCCGTGGTTAAGCCATTGCTTGCTGGTGATTTGGAAACTTTCACACCAGAATCTGTGATGCTTATAACCATCATGGATGAACGCTACGCTGTATTGTAATAAATACAGTAATGGACACGAAAGTGTCCATTTTGAAATACATTTATCGGAACGCTTAAATTCACAGTGAGACCTTCCATACTGTGCCGGGCGTCTAAGTAGGTCTGTTCGATTCAAATGTGTTTCAAAATGGATATGCGGCCATGGTGGAATGGTAGACACAGGAGACTTAAAATCTCCCGCCTTGTGCGTCCCGGTTCGAGTCCGGGTGGCCGTACCAAATGCGCCTGTAGCTCAATGGTTAGAGCAGCGGACTCATAATCCGTTGGTTACAGGTTCGAGTCCTGTCGGGCGCACCATTATAAATATATCGCGGGGTAACTCAGTTGGTAGAGTGCTAGCCTCATAAGCTAGAAGTCGGTGGTTCGAGTCCACCCCCACGCAACCATTACAATGTCAGCGGCAACCAGAGCCAAAGACCTTGACTCATTAGTAGCGATGCAACACTTCCTACTGCAATAGATGCCCAAAATAGCGGCATACTCACTGCAAGAATACTAGCAGACAACAATACAATAGCAATCTGGAATGATGAGCCAGCAAAAGTTAACCAAGGACTGGTTTTCTTGATTTGGTCTCTTTCAGCTTCCAAACTTCTAGCTTTAGCCATCAACTCTTTCTTGCCTTCACCAGAAGCTGGATCAGATTCATAGCGGTCGATCTTAGCCTTCAGACTTTCGGCTTTCACCATCTCTTTTCTATACACTGCATCTTCGTAGGCCATTTCAGCCAAAGTCTGTTTAATTGACTTGGCTTGATAGAATGACCATGTATCATTAGCCTTGATCGTGTTGTTCAGTACCTTACTAGAATTGCCACTAGCAATATAGGTATTAATGGCCAAAAGAGCAGCAAGAACGGTGATAACCCATCCTGCTTTATCTTTGATTTTTGCTTCTCTTTCGGATCTACTAAGAGGCTTCTTTTCTTCTGTCATAATCACTCCTTATTTTGCTAATGGGTTATCTATTGCTTTTTGGATTTTATTGTCAATGTCTCGATTCAATCTATCCAATTTAATTTCAGTCTCACGTTTTAATTTATCCATATCATCACGTGTTCGATCAAGATTAGCACGTAGGTCTTTTTGCATAGATTTTAAATCAGTATCAGTCTCGCGTTGGGTCTGTTTAACTGAACGCTCTATTTGTTCAGTAACCAGTTCATTACGGCGAATATCACTCTTTAAATCTGTCTTGATATCTCGTGTATAGTCTGTTGCTTTTTGGCTATTTTCTTCAATAACTGCAAGACGCTTATCAAATACCGATAGGTCTGGAGCAACATACTCAGCAATACGCTTTTTCATTCCGACATAATCTTTGTATACCTCAAATGAGCCATACAATCCACCAAGAATGGATGACACAAGAGTGAATGCCACCATCAGTTTTGCTGGAGTGAATTCGTAGCCACCGATACTAATCACGGTGTCTTTGCTTGCATATTTCTTGGTAGCAGCTTCTAAATCGTCAATCTTTTCGTTGACATTTTTAATATCTGTCATTTTAATTTCCTTTATATTGTGAATCTATCATTTGTTTGTGTACGCTATCCGACATTAAATTGCGGAAAGCACGTGCATTATCGACGTTCACTTGTTTCTTATAAATTTCATATGGTTTGTAAAACTGTGAATCTCTCATAATCACAGATTGGTAGGAATCAAATCCCGCACTATAACCCATAGCGGCAGCAATTAAGTCTTGTTTTGCTACTTGATCTTGCATACTAACGGAATTTCCCATTTCATTTGCCAAATCTTTACCCTTTTTCACAGCTTCTTGTTTTGCAGCTTCACGTGCCGCCGCCACTTTTAGACTTGGTGCATCCGACTTGGTTTCTGATTTAGTTTCGACTTTAGCGGTTGGTGCCGAAGCCGTTTGTGTCTGTGTTGTTACCGCAGGTTGTACCGATTGTGTTACAACGGATGTTACAGAAGTTACACTAGGAGTTGATATGATATTGTTGACAACTGGATCAGCAACCGCCTGTACCATTGTTGGATCAGTAAGTTTACCATCACCTGATGTAGTCACTGCAACCACCGAACTACTAACTGATGTTACAGAAGGTGCGACATAACCCGAACATGTAGGTGATGATTGTGGATTTGCCTTACACGCATCTGCTGCCAGCTTTGTTCGATATGCTTCTTCGTATCCAGGACAACTGGAATCATATAGTGTGTTTATGGAACATTGCTGATTCAAGTATGCACTGGCATATCCTTCACAAGTTGTGCTATATAATGGATTGATAGAACACTGTTGTGTCAAGTATGCTTGTGCATAACCAGGACAAGCTGGTGAATACAATTGATTTGCATTACATTGTTGTGTAAGATAAGCCTGAGCATACCCAGGACATGTCTCAGACATCAATGGATCGGTCAAACATAAGTCAACACCAGTTGCGTTAACACTCCAACTTGGTATACCCGAAGTTGGAACACCGCGCCCGTGATAAACTTTGTTATATTCATTAAGTGCTACATCACCGATAGTTCCGGCAAACACATTTTGATTGGTAAGATTTACCATTTCATAGTTGACGCCGATGAATCCGGTTGGTCTAATCTCTACGCCGAATGTATTCAAGTTTGCCCTGTTACTATACTCTGATATGTTTTCCCAACGATACTTTTGATATGTTGATGTGCCTTCAGTGCTGAATGATGATACAGATGTAGGAATCAAATCAGTCCATAAAGGAGCAATCATATAGTTAAACTGTGGTGTTAATCTAGATGTGTCTAAACCTTCGCAACAATACGCTCCTTGTATTGGACCCGTGGTTGTACGAGGATCCATGAATCCAATAACCCCGTTTGAATGCATCCAAGAGTTGGTAAATACCTTTCCATAAAATGGAAAAGCAAACTGTAATGGCACGTGTACATATGTATCGTCACCAAATTGTGGATTAGTAACGACCGGAAGTGTACTGTTTGCTGTTACGACTTGTGCGTTAGATGAGAAGAAGCAAAGCGATAATGCCAGCGCCAATGCCAAGTTTCTTAAGTAGACCATTATCATCCTTCTTTGGTTCTGCGCCAGGTACACGAGTAGGATTATTATCCCATAGTGTCTTAGCCGATTCGCCGATTTTACCATCGATTGGACATGGAGTTCCTGCGTTCATCATAGCGGTAAAGACACGTTCGTCTTGACACATTGTTGAAACTGCTGCAACTTTCATACCCATATCGTACAAAGTTTTTGATAATTTAAGTCGTTCACAATTCATGTCTCGAACTGTGGATCCACCAGAAAAACCAAGAATTTGTGTTTGTACTGCGGCAGAAACGCCGACTGTACAAAGATCATTGTTGATGGAAGTTATCGAAGGTGATATTGCCGATGGCGGCGGAGATTTAACGGTAGTTTCGCTCGTTGAATTTGAGGTTACTGTGCTATTAGAAGTCGAGTCAGTTACGATTGGTTGTGCAATCGCTAGAGATGTAGTCATAACAAAAAGCACCGCTGCGGTTATCTTTTTGAATGTCATTTTTTACCTTTTATTCTATTTTTGTTGCCTAATTTTTGTTTTTGTGATAGAATAGTTGTTCACGTTATATTTAGTAAATCCAAGAAAGGAATCCTATGAACATTACTGGTCTAAAATTGGCCTCAGGCGAAGACGTTATTGCTGATGTTGCATTGACACAAGACGGTCGGTTTTTGCTGAAAAATGCTGTCGAATTGTCTCTTGCTCCTGCGAGAGTATCTGGCGGCCCTCCAACAATGGGATTTACGCCTTTCCCACCTTATGCCGCACAGAAAAAAGACTCAATCATTGCAATTGAGCCACTACATATTGTATACTACTACTCTCCAGACGAAGATATTGTTAAAAATTACGAAGAAATGTTCACTTCGTCTTCCACAAAAACCAATCAAATTATTACAGGTTAATGTCAAACTTCTATACAAACGTTCAATCTATGGGCAACAATATCCTATTTCGCGGTATTGTTGACGGCAAACGTGTAAAAGCTAAGATTCCCTATCAGCCCAAGTTCTATGAATCTTCACGTGTACCTACAGAATTCCGTTCACTGAACGGTGAATATTTGCGGGAAATCGAATTCGATTCGATGCGTGATGCACGTGACTATTACAAACAGTTCGAAGACGTTTCGGGTAAAGTCATCTATGGCAACAATCGTTTCGAGTATGCATACATCGCGGACAATCACAAAGGCATGATCGATTGGGATATCGATAAAATTTCTGTTGGTATTGTCGATATTGAAGTTGGCTCCGAGAATGGTTTCCCTGATCCTTATCAGGCGAATGAGCCAGTGACTGCTATTGCACTGAAATACCTGAATGGTGGCATGTTCGTTTTTGGTTGTGGTGACTATGAAGTCAAAGGCAACGAACGATATATGAAATGTCAGGATGAATATCACCTCCTGAAATTCTTCTTGAAACTCTGGTCTGAGAAGTGTCCAGACATTCTCACTGGCTGGAACACCAAGTTCTTTGATACTCCATATCTGGTTAACCGCATCCGCAAGATTCTCGGTGAAGATGAAGCCAAGAAGCTATCGCCTTGGGGTGTGATTTCCGAGCGAAAGACCAAAGTTATGGGACGTGAACAGACAGTTTATGACTTGTGTGGTGTCGGTGATCTTGACTATCTCGAACTGTACAAATGGTATTCTCCTAATGGTAAGTCTCAAGAGTCGTATCGTTTGGATAACATCGCAAGTGTTGAACTCGGCAAGAACAAACTGTCTTATGAAGAATATGACAACTTGCATCAACTTTACAAGTTGAACTATCAAAAGTTCATCGAATACAACATCGTTGACGTTGAACTGATCATTGAAATGGAAGAAAAGCTGAAATTGCTTGAACTTGCCATGACTCTGGCATATGATACGAAATGTAACTACAATGATGTATTTGCACAGACTCGTATGTGGGATGCACTGACGTTCAATCACCTATTGGCACAGAATATCATTGTTCCACCGCGCATCGTGCAGGATAAAGATGCCGCCTTCGAAGGTGCATATGTGAAAGAACCACAAGTTGGTCTACATAACTGGGTTGCTTCATTCGACTTGAACTCTCTGTATCCTCACTTGATGATGCAGTACAACATTTCGCCCGAGACTCTGATTCAACCGGAAGACTATACACCAGAAATGCGTGAAGTACTCTCTCAGGGCGTAAGTGTTGATAAATTGCTGTTTAAGAAAGTTAATCTATCAAATTTGAATGGTTGTACTCTGACACCAAACGGACAATTCTTCCGTACAGACAAGCAAGGTTTCTTGCCTGCCATGATGATCGAAATGTATGAAGATCGTAAGAAATTCAAGAAGATGATGTTGGCAGCAAAACAGGAATACGAAAATGAGAAAGATGAATCCAAGAAGTATGATATTGAAAAGCGAATTGCCCGCTACAATAACCTACAGCTTGCAAAGAAAGTTTCTCTGAACTCTGCTTATGGTGCGTTGGGTTCTCAGTATTTCCGATTCTTCGATTTGCGTATGGCCTTGGGTGTTACAACTGCCGGTCAGCTTTCGATTCGTTGGATTGAGAACAAGCTGAACGAATACATGAACGGCCTATTAAAAACTGAAGGAGTTGATTATGTCATTGCATCGGATACTGACTCTATCTATTTACGTCTTGGCCCTCTGGTGCAATCTGCGATGGGGCAAAAGGCTAGCGATATTAACCGAACGATCACCTTCATGGATAAAGTCTGTGAAGATAAAATTCAACCTTTTATTGACAAGTCTTATGGAGAGCTTGCTACATATGTTAAGGCGTATGCACAAAAGATGCAAATGAAACGTGAAGCCTTGGCTGATAAGGGTATCTGGACTGCCAAGAAACGTTACATCATGCATGTTTATAACAACGAAGGTGTTCAATACAATGAGCCTGACATGAAAGTCATGGGTCTTGAAATGATCAAATCTTCAACTCCTGCACCTATTCGTCAGAAGATGAAAGACTCTTTGCACATTATGATGAAAGGTACGGAATCAGACATGCATACATTCATTGCAGATTTCCGTCAAGATTTCAAGAAGTTGCCACCTGAAGACATTTCATTCCCTCGTGGCATCAATGGTCTGCGTGAATATGGACACAAGACTCACATCTACACCAAGGGTACACCAATCCACGTGAAAGGTGCCTTGCTTTACAATCACTATCTCGAAGAGAAAAATCTTGTCAAAAAGTATCAATCTATCAAAGATGGTGAGAAAATTAAGTTCGCTTATCTGAAGCGTCCTAACCCGTTGAAAGATACTGTCATTTCCTTTCCCGGTAGACTTCCACCCGAACTCGAATTGAATGCATATATAGACTATGACATGCAGTTCGATAAAGCATTCTTGGATCCTTTGCGGGTAATTCTTGATTGCATGAACTGGTCTGTCGAAAAAGTAAATACATTATTCGATTAACACACAACGACATATACGGAGAAATTATGAGTATTCTGGACAAAATTAAAAAGAACAGTAGCATCAAAGAATCTGCTATTCTTTCCAAATCAAAATTCTTTACAGATAAGGATATGATTCCAACATCTGTACCTATCATCAACGTTGCCTTGTCTGGCAAACTGGATGGTGGTCTAACACCAGGACTCACTATGTGGGCTGGTCCTTCTAAACACTTCAAGACAGCATTCTCGCTGTTGATGGCCAAATCTTACCTGGACAAATATCAAGATGCTGCTCTTCTATTTTATGATTCTGAGTTTGGTACTCCACAATCCTATTTCGATTCTTTTGGTATCGACACTGATCGGGTTCTCCATACGCCTCTTACCGATATTGAACAACTGAAGTTCGATATTATGCAACAACTGTCCCAGTTGGAACGCACAGATAAACTGATCATTATTATTGATTCGATTGGCAACCTTGCATCCAAGAAAGAAGTTGATGATGCACTTGAAGGCAAGTCTGTTGCAGATATGTCTCGGGCAAAACAAGTCAAATCATTGTTCCGTATGGTGACACCACACTTGACAATGAAAGATATTCCGATGATTGTTGTCAATCACACATACAAAGAAATCGGTCTGTATCCTAAAGATATTGTTGGTGGTGGTACAGGTTCATATTACTCGGCTGACAACATCTTCATCTTGGGTCGTCAACAAGAAAAAGAAGGTACCGAAGTTGTCGGTTACAATTTTATTATCAATGTGGAGAAATCTCGTTATGTTAAAGAGAAGTCTAAAATTCCTGTTTCAGTATCTTTTGATGGTGGTATTAGCAAATGGTCTGGTCTACTCGACATTGCGCTCGAATCAGGTCATGTTATCAAACCCACTAATGGTTGGTACTCAAAGGTCGACAAAGAAACTGGTGAAGTAGAAGACAAAAAGTATCGTATTAAAGAAACTGATACTAAAGAGTTCTGGTTGCCTATTCTGAAACAGAAGACATTCCAGCAATTCATTGAAGACAAATATCGCGTTGCTTCCGGCAATATCATGAACTATGGAGATGATGATGAGACAACTGAGTGAAGGTAAAGATTGGGAATACATTATTCCCGAAGATAAAGGTACAACTATCAACTTGAAGTTAACTTCTGGTGATTATATTAATACCATTTATCAATATGGCAAAGTAAAGGTCGAAGAGGCATCTGATGGTGCCATGTATCTCAAATTCGTGTACAATATCGTAGAGACTCCTTATAACAAGGAAGAATTAGAGAAAAGTGAAGACTTTAAAAATTACATCGGTGATGTTCTCGTAAATATTATGTCACAAAATCTTGAAGTTATTCTGAGGAATCTGATAACGAATGAGGAGTACATGCGGAAGGTTTTGCCCTTCCTGCAAGATGAATACTTCACCGATAGAACAGATAAAACTCTTTTCAAAGAGATTCGTAATTTTGCCGACACCTACAATAGCACTCCTTCACCGGAAGCTATTGAGGTAGCAATTCAAGATCGCCGTGACCTTAAATCTGAAGAGGTTCAAACCTGTTTGGAATCAATTCAAGAGTTTAGAGTAAAGACTTCTGAGATTCCAAAACTCGATTGGCTTGTCAACAAAACCGAAAACTTTTGTCAAGAAAAGGCCGTATACAATGCGGTGTTGAATTCTATTTCTATTCTTGATGGCAAAGATCAAACGAATGATAAGGGTGCAATTCCCAAGATTCTGTCGGATGCTCTTGCTGTCAGTTTTGATAGTTCCGTTGGTCATGAC